CGACCTCGTCAAAGGGGTCGCCACCAGCCCAAAGGGCAGAAATACAACATAGACGGTACCGAGGAATTAAGGAACCCACGGCCCTATGTCGCACCACTGTTTCACGAATACCAATCCGAGTTTATAGGAGATTACCTCCTTTATTTCGGAAACCTGGCTAAGCTCGCCAGAAAGGCCCGTTGTGAACTCTACTCGATCACGTCTCCAAAGAGGGGCAAGAAGCGGAAAGGAACGACTGCCCACGCTTGCGCGCGGATAAAGTCCTCCATCCATCTCAAAGCCCTCAGAGGATTCGCAACACGGAGTTCGCCGATCAAGAGTTTGAACTGTATATTGTCCACCTCGAATATCGGTTCCCCGTCGAGACCGTATCGCGCAATCACCGAATCCAACCACAGCGGCTCCACGTACAGGGAGACCGCTATGGAAAGAAATATGGAGGGAGAAATTCCCGCCCATACGTTGGTTTTCGCCATACGATCCTGCTCTGCCTTCCAGTTTAGAAAGCGAAGCAGCGAGTGTAGCCACACCGCCGGATCGATGAGTTCTCTCTCTTGGAACAAGAGAGTTCTCGATGATCCAACCATCCCAACCTCTGCGGCTACGCCTCGGACAGCACTCGTCGAAAGAGCCCATAAGGGCACCGTCGCCGTAGCCGTCCGGAATGCGTGGCCGTTTGAAGTTGTTAGGGAGAACTCCCACGCAGTACGCGTGAGCTTGGCGGACAGACGAGTGCCGATAAAGGCCTTCGCCTTGCCGAACTGCCCATCGCGTAAGGTTGTTGCAAAACAGCAATAACTTACTGACATGAGATAACTCCTTGGTGATGGTGATTGGTGTGACATCGCGTCCATGAAAGTAGTGTTTGCCACAACTCTCACGATACGGACCTGAGGCGTGTGACTTCTTCAAGTTAACCAGAAAACCGGCGAACTCTAGGACGTCAACGACACGCTCATAGTCCGCGGTGGCGACGATAATGTCGTCACCATAAACTGAGACGCGGAGTCCCTCACGGCCAATGGTTTCAGTGCATACGCTTGAACAGAGAGCCCAAAATATCAGGCTTTCTAACTCGAACGTAAACCCATTCCCCATTGCCGAGAACTTCTGGAGATCGATTTCGACCCCAGAAGGAAGACGCGATTTGTGTGTCCTGCAGGAAAGCAGGGCTTCAAACCAGTCGGGAGGGAGCAGATCTTTGACGATCTCGTAACTGACAGTATCGCTCGCAGAAGATAAGTCTAGAGTAGCTAAGCTACCTAGCGCCGATCCACTGCGTGCGAGTGCCTGGTTAAGAGTTTGATCGTCTAGATCGACTCCGACGCGACGTAAGCACCGACGGAAGTAACCGCCAAATCCTTTCTGAATAAACATATTCATGTCAGGTTCAATGGCGATAACTCTATCGATGAATGCGTCCTTAGGAACAGTGGTGACCTTGCTTGCTTCCCTGAGAGAAAAACAGGGACGCAGGCCATTGACGACTTGGCCCCCGCTTGATTCGCACCAAACGGGGCTGAGACCAATTACGGCCTCAGCGTTAACAAGGTTGTCAAACGTTGTTTGGGGGCTTTCCCCGAATTTGAACGGAAGATGCCTCCTCGAATACGACAGACGTGTTGTACTGCCGGGTCCGAAATTGAAGAACTTTGCAGGTTTAGACCAGCGAAACGGGCCAAGTAACTTCTCGATCTTTTTACGAGCGAGACGGAATGTCTCACTGTACGGGGCTATATAAAGCCCCGATCGAAAAGCCTTGATCCGCTCATTGGTCTGCCTACATTGCTCCTCACACGCCAGCCACTTCTCAATGGCCGCCTCTTTCTTACGGGAAGCACCTGGAAAACCAGGGTACTTCCTAAATAGAGAGACGGAAAGGAGAGCTAGGGCGAAGTCATGGGAATTATCACAACTCCCTGCTTCGACTCTAAGCTCTGCCCCTCCTTTGTAATCTCCGGCTTGGAATCTCTCCAAGACGGAGGCTGCGTGTGTTCCAGGTAGACTTTTGAGTATACCTTGAACGAGCTCCAATGAAGGAGCACCCAAACGAGCATCAGCACTCCGACGAGCGCCAGTACGCTTCTTAGCCATAGGGTTGCCTTAATGGTTAGAGGGAGGAAAAACTCCACTACCGTGAGAAAACCCACAGCAGCAGGGACGCTGCGCTTAAGAGTAGCCACAGCGAAGGGTCAGTAGACCGCTTCGAGGGTTTCAACAAGCGCAGTAACCACCGCATCCGCCATGAAATTCTTCACGAAGGCGCGGAGGTCTTTCCTGTTCTGAAGCGTAGACCGCTCGGGCAACCAAAACTTGAGCTCGGCGATGGGCGTATAGCCCACCGACGGCGCAGGCTGGATACCCGAGGCAGTCGAAGGACTCGTTACGTCCAGGATCGGTGTCTTGATCCGAACGGTCGCGAGGTACATCTTCTCACGGGACTGGCTCGACGGGGGTCGCAGGGAGACATCCAGGGTATTGAAACCCACGGGGATGCCACCCGAACGATCCGCGTACGAAGCAACAAGTCCAGTGATCCCGGCGGGCGCAAAAGTGTGCGCGACAGGCGTTGCAGCACCATCGTTGATGGTGATATTGCCGATAGCCGACATAGCTCTTCCTTTAGAAGAAGCAACGGTTAAGAATAAGGGAGGATTCCCATATTCTTGGAGCTACCTCACTGATCCACGTAGCAGCGCAAGAGCGTTTGCCATGTGGGTGAGGCTGAGCGGGTTTTTAAACCCGGGAAACCTCGGAAGGGGACTGTGTGAAAACGTCCTCCTCGAGATTTTCTTCCAATACTCCGCTGCGCCTTTCGATTCATTCACAAGATAGTAGTTCATAATATCCCCAGTCCGATAGGTACGGATCTCATTGAATTGATACTCCATGTAGTGGGTAGCAAACCCACCACAGAAGCTAAATCCAAGAGCCGCATCAAGCGAATTGAGGTAATTACCTACTGGAATGAACCAATCGGCAACAAAGGACCACGGAAGGAGCTCCCAGGCTAGCACAGCGGGGTTTGTGACTCCTAATGCGCTAGCTTGAGCAAGTGCAGGATTCTCTAGGGTATAATCTAGGCGAACACTGACTTGTTCCTTACGGGTATAACGACCATACTTCGTGGTATCACCAGATACTTCGTTGATGAATTCCTTACGAGGATTATGGGCGTGACCCCTGACCGAGATGCGATAGCGTCCAGGTTCATCATGATTTAGATCATAGATGTTCTTGGTTGCGCCATACACGTCTTGGAGTAACGGCTTCCAGCCGTACTGGAGCTCTAGCCAATTGTCTGCAATGGCAGCCGTGTTTTTAGAAAACACGGCCTTCCCCTTGGTTGTCACACCGAGGGCTGCAGCTGCCTTAGCGATATTCCCTTTCCGCACTTGCCCGATAGCTTTCGCTATCCGGATTGCGGAAGACGCCACGAGACCTGCTGTTTGAGCACGTTCCGCGTACGCTTGGGAATAGTTCACATTCTGGTCCTTAAGATTCTGAAGAGCTCTGGTGACAGCTAGGGACTCTAGTGCAGGAAAATCAGCACTAGGAGCCAACCCATCCGGAAGCCAAACAGATTCCCAGGTATCAGACACACCTTCGTAGTACTCCCCAAACGGGTTCGAGATCGGATTCTTTCGAAGCGACCTGTTACTCTTCTTCTTTTTGTGGTGATAAGCCTCAAAAGGAGTTGGAGGTACATAGATGTGAGGCCTTGTTTTCCTAAGAGCATGCTCAGGTGTCCGAACGACGGCTGACCGGCCTTTATCCTCAACTAACAACGGGGTGGAATCGACATAAACTGTCGGTCCACTTCCAGGGTAGTAAGTATAGACTCCGGTCATGATCGTGCGTTCAGTCATCTGAGTAGCTCCAAAGTTAACAAGGGACGTTGCCGGCTAGGCAACACGACCGTAAGGTCGAGTGAGGGGGGTT